GCGGAAGTAACGCAACATAATGATACGCTCGAGAATGCGGGCACGGCGCTTGACGTGACCACCAAAGCGAGACCCGTCCGCAAGAGCCGAGTGGGCCGCGCGCTCCAAAACGTCGCAAACCCTTTGGGCACACTCGGCTGGGGTCTTACCAAAGGCATACCAATCCTGTTTAGTCATGACCCCATCATGAAATGCATACATGTACAATGAGTACTGTAGCTTCTCAGGCATTTGGGAGATGTTGCGAGGATCGCTGGGCTTAACAGCAGTCTCTTTCTTCACGAATGCCTTCACAACCTTCTTGACTGCCGGCCCGGTCACACCAGCTTCATCAAGGATCGCCCTTTGGGACGGGCGGTCCTGTCGATCATAGACCTCATCATGATCGACAGGCACCCCAGTATGCATCTCACAGTCCGGAACCAGGAACTGGGCAAACTCGACCATGTAACCGGCCAAGGTGGGGGGCACGGGCTGCTCCACTTCCAAATCCTCCTTCTTGGTGTGGAACTGCTCAACTCTGCCAGAAATGCATCGGTCATCAGAAGACAGACACTGTGCATAGCCGTAGGAAGGGCCAATCAACGGGCTCCCAAATCCTTTCAACGGTACTGGCTCGGTATAGTCATGCTTTGCAAACCAAATGGGCAGCATTGACTCCGTGGGTGGATACACGACAGGGGGACTGTCGACAAAGCCCGCTCGCAAATATCCAGCAAGCAAGGCAGCTTGTCCAGGAGGCATCCTCTCCGTGGGCAAACCGAGCGCGTCTGAGGGAGCGATGTTTGATGCAACCATCGCCGGCGTAATTGGTACTTTCGCCGCAGTTTGAACAGCTCGAACTGCATCTATCAGACCGACCGGTAAGGTCGCCGCAGTGTGTCCACCTTGAACCGAAACACTGCGATTGAGCCCGTCAGGAGTCATCACGTCAAGCACAACGTACTCCCCAAACACGGGTCTCAAACGGCCAAGTGCCTTCCCTTCAATAACCCAGGAAGTTGGCAGGATGGCCGGCATCTCGAAGCGCCCGATTTGAGAGAGCATCACGAGGGAGTGGTGGGTGTCGATAAACTTGCGGTCCAAATGGTAGGACACCACAGTCTTCTTGAAGTAACCAACATCCTCCACGATGAGAGTATCCCCGCTGTAGTTCCAAATGTCATGCTCATACTCAGCACCGCCATTGACTCGCGTCAACGACTTTCCATTCGGCAAAAACCGGAAAATGTACTCCCCTTCACCGCACGCACACGCGGTGGGCTGGAACGTCGAAACCAAATACGTACCAGGATGGCGCGCTAACAGTTCCGGCATGTTGATGTAATGATCCACATCAACAAGCACCGCAGCTTGATCGGTGCAATCGAAATGAAACTCAACCGGTGGAACGGCCAAGTCTTTCGCCCAATGAAACGAGCGATCCCCATCTCGATCCTTACGCACATCAGAGAGGGACATCTGTACGTAATAGGGCTCAAGGCAAAGGGAATTGGCCACGAGGCCCGCGGTGGCACTACCAGCGTTCCTCGCATTGGCAGACTTCCCGTGGGTGTGGTCAGACGGGATAGCCTGGCTTCGAACGATTGGCGTATCGACAAAGACTTGACGCTGTTGGCTCGAGCTCAAAGAACCAGCAGCAAGTGATTCCGCAATAAAAGGCGTAGTCCACTGAGCTCCAATGGGTGAAAGTCTGGCTCGAATCCAAACCCACCCAAACCTCTCAATCAACAAACCCGCCAAAATCAGCAGGCCCCATCGACGAGGGCGCACCTCAGGGGTTTTTCTCCCCAAATAAGGTACCGTGTAGGCTTCCACCTTAGACACGAATAGCGACAGAATGGCCGCAATCATCAGCTTTTGACGCGTGTTGAGCAGCTCCGGTTTCACCTCTCCTTGAAACTTCTTGACCTCAGTCACAGAAGGGAGGGATCCAAGCGAAGCGCTACCAGGCGTCGAGCGAATGGTCTTGAAAATCTTAGCAGCGGCTTTAGCCATCTGCAGGAGTTCTCCGATCCCTATAGTTCCCACCACACCGACTACGGCAGCAACAACAGCTCCGTATTTGGCAACGATTTGTCTCTCACGATACCAGTCGAGTGCGTATCGAAACGCCGAGCTAATGAGCTCAGACGAAGCGGCTACCACATTTCCCTTGATTACGTTGCTAACCAATGAGGTTGTGGTCTTACCAGACTTCTGGCCAGACGATTGTTTTCCA